CCCCTGCTATCGGCATGTTTGGGTTTTCTCTTGGGAGTGTATATTTCTTTAAAGCTACCCAACATCCGGAAGGAAGAGTAGGAGACATAGAACGCCCTACTACTTGAGCGATACCTTCACAATCTTTACAGTCCGGCAGATACCAGTATCTTGTAATATCTTCCGTAGTATTGATTAACTGTGTTTGTCCGGCTGCAAACCTGAAACTAACTTGTGGCAGCAAATGGAATCCTTTCTTTTTGGCATCTCGGTATTCCTCTTCTGATGTGATTGATATACCAGAGGATGTAGGTAGGTTTATAGGGGGATCTGATAATTCTTTCTTATCTTCTTCTTTGAACATAGAACCGTTGCCGGTGAGAATGTAATTAGCATTAACTTGCGGATATGCCTCGCAAAGCCCAACTATTATATCTGAAGATATGCTTTTGGTTACTCCTTTTTTGTAATGAGACACTTTGGCTTGTGCGTTTTTTACGCCTTTTTCTTTTTCAAGCGTATAAGCTGTAATTTGAAGTTCATTAATCACTTCTAAAAAACGTTCATCTCTTTCCATAAATAAATTATTTGTCTACTATAATTTATTATAGTATCTTTGCATCGTAACAAGTTGCAGATGTTACAGAGACAAAGTGGTTAAACTTTCCTCACAAGAGGTTTAATATATGGTATCCGTAGTAGCTGCAACCTATTGCGGATATTTTTTTAATTTTAAATATAACAGACATATAGCAGCAATGAAATCAAAATTGAAGCAGAGGATAGATAGAATAGCCACTCACATAAGGAGAAGATTGATAGCCTATCGATGGCTAAATGGCCATTATGGTAAATGCTATCTATTTGTCCCTTCTGAATTTTGTTTGAAATCCGATTGCAGGTATTTGTCCTCTCATATAGGCAAATACAACCGAAGAAAATGGATAGTAGAGTTGATATTGCTGCGGCACGAAGACACACCACTGTGCGAATCGTGTCCGATGAGAGGCCGAAGAGAACCGCCCCAAATGCCGCCTGTACAGTCACCAAAGAGCGAAGAAAGGTATATTTCTCCATCTCTAATACTTTATTTGTTTCTGTAATCATAAAAAAGAACAATTATATATGAATAAATTTTTTCCTCATAAAAACGATAAATTAGGTTGGGCATGTTGCATTGTAGGATTTGCTTCTGCTATATTGGCATTTTCTGTTATCATAGCTGATATAATCATAAGAACAACCAATTAATAATATTTTTGCCATGGAAAATGAACCAAATTACACTATTATCATTTCCCGTAGATTTACAAGTGGAGATGGTTATAATGTAGAGAGAGTCATCAAAAACGCCAAAGATGGGGAGGTTATATATACCTCTCTTCATAGTTTTGAGAGTGATAGCGAAAAAGAATCTCCCGTTGCGCATCTTGAGAAGCATTTAGGATTATATCCTCCCGAAAACGAAATTCAATGCAAATGTAATAGATGCCGCAATTTCAGTGAGGATTTTTACTTTTCTCGATATCTCCTCCGAAATGGATGGATCCACCGTTTTCTTAAGATTTTCAAGTTCAAGTTTTAATCTTTCCAGGTCATTGGAAAGTATTTGCTCTTGTTTCTTAAATCCTCCATAGTGGTAGAATGTGTCCAATTTTGAAGTTGGATATATTCTGCCGCTATTCTTATAGCCTTCGATTTTAATCATTCCCATATTTTCAAGCTCAATCATCACTTTTTCAAATTGCACCTTACTAATATTAAGGTTTGGAACATCTTTATATTCAAACAAGAATCCATTCCTCTTTTGATTAATCAGCTCATTTACTATTTTATCTTTCTCTTCAGGCATTATCACTTTTGGATAATTTTCCTCCTTTTTAATAATTGGTTCTCTAAAATAGTCTTCCATATTTCTAAATAGTTAAATAATGTTTCTGCTGTAATTATTTATAGCATATGTTTTGATAGTATAAAATCTTATAGTGTCTTTGCAATACAAATCAATCCAATACAAATAAAAGGATAAAATTTGATAGAAACAATAGTAACAACTAAAAAGAGATTAAGATGAACGCATTCAGTTTTTTAAAAGATGGAAAATTTAATAACAGTGAGATAATGAAACACGCTCACATCTTGAAGGCGTATCGTCGTATCTCTTTAAGTGAAGCATTGAAACAGGCTTGGTTCTTGGCAAAGAAACAGCAGAAAGAATACAGAAAGGTTGAAGAGGAAAAGAAGTCCTTCAAGCCGGTATTCAATGCAAGCAAGGGAAATGTATTGAAGGCGTTCTTTGCCGATAAATATACTAACTACGATAGTTCTTGGAGATAATTATGAATACAGAACAGATTAACGAGAATTTGGCTTTCCTTCATCAATACGTAAAGGATTTGGAGGAGAAAGACGAAAAGACCGTTCAGTTGTTGACCACTTTTAATAAGCCAAAGAAATGGATTATAAACTACCTCTTCAATTTGATAAGTGAATACGAAGCCCTGTTAGGTTAGAATCTACGAAAGAAGCGAGCGAAACGCTTTCAGGGCACAATGGTAAACCGATGACTCCTAATTCGGGATGGGAGGCTTAACCCTCAAAAATGAAGCCGTGTTCAGGGCACGTTAAAGTAGCCTGCGCTAATAAGCATTATAGCCGAGGCGGAGAATAATAAACTGTATAAGCAATCGATGGCGATGATATGAGCCTAAGACAGCAGCAGTCGATAAGTTAAAGATCATCACACTATTAGTGTGTATATATAGCCCTACTGACGGATTGAACGGCATCCGATAGCGAGAATCGGGTAGGGCACTTTTTGCAGTGTTTTATTTTTTATTTGTGTGGTTCTATAGTGTACGGTCTGTGAAGATAGTGCACTTTTTAATAAGGAGAATTGGCGGAATCAGTAGACGCACCACTCGATAATAGGAATGTCAACCTTAGATGTGGCGAGCTTGACAACTCATCTTGGTGCAAATCCAAGATTCTCCACAATAATAATCAAATAATTAATCTTATGAAACGTACTCCACTATTAGCAATTTGGACAATATCATTTGCAATGGTGATATTGTTTGCAAACCGATTAAATATCGTTTTCTGGCTTTCATTTACTGTGTTTGCATTATGCTCCATATACATGGAAAAGCACCAAAAGAGACTAAAGAGAGAAAAGTGATATAGGTATGCGGTTCGAGAGAATAGCTGTTTTATGTGTGAAAATTCGTGTTTCGATTAAGTCCTGTATCTGACGTGATACAGGAAACGGGCGTAAAGTGGCAGTGTGTGAGCTCACCTGTCCAGTTGGGTTATTGCCGGTTCGAATCCGGTTACGTCCACAAATCAATAATTTAAATATTTGTATTATGAAAGGAATAAAAGGGAAAAAAGGGTTTGATAAAAGCAAAGAGAGAATACGTATAGAAAAAAAACTTCTAAAGAAAGAAGACGATGTTAAATTTGACCATAGCGATGAAATGTTATTAAAAATACGTAGAATCGCTATCGAACTGAATAGAAAAGCTAGAGAAGAGAGGATTATTGAAAAGGGGCAACGTTTATATACGGTGGTGAACAATAAAGAAGCCGAATATATTCAGGTAGTTAGAAACTATTAATTATGGATGCGGTTGTACAATATGCTATCGATCAAGGTTTAAAAATTGCATTTGAAGCTTTTGACAAATGGAGGAACGACTTTTTAAATAATCCATCTATAGTAGTACCAAAATCAAAAGCTGAAGAATATGCAGGTGGCCGAATGGTTCTCAAGAACTTAGAAGATAGAGGATTTATATCCCCATATCAGTTTGGAATCGAAACTGTAACAGATGAGGAAGGTAATATAATTACTGAGCCTAAAGGGCGTATTTATTATAAGCGATGTGAAATAATGAAGGCCATAGAGGATGGAAACATCTTGAAGTGCCTTCAAAAGCGCAAATAATCTTTTTTGATATAATTAAACTTTTTGGAAGCGTCGGTTCGTGAGGATAGGCGCTTTATTTATTTTGATTAACCACTTTAATAATATATAGTAATGGAAAAGAATGAAATTTTAGACAGCAACTGGGCTGTTCGTAGAAATGCCGCCGGTAACCCTAACACTCCGGTG